TCCTGCGTGCGCTCCACGTTGTAGCCCGTTGCATAGGGGGGAGCGCCCTCGATTCCGACCTGAACAGTGGTCGCTGACGTCTTCTCCAACGTCACGGAAGAAGGTGCGGCGGGCGTGGTATAGATAACGCTCTGTGCGGTGGAGTAGGCCGACTTTCCCGCGCCGTTCGTGGCGCATACCCTATACGCATAGGAATGATTGGAACTGGTGCCGTTATCCGTATAGTTGGATGCGCTCGAAGATGCGGATGCAATCTGCACCCATGAGCCGCCGTCCGTGGAACGCTCCACCAACGTGGCGGTTCGGGGCTTGGTGCTTGTGGTACTCCCGTTCGTCCATGAGATGGAAACGCTCGAATCGCTCACGTAGGCTGCGGAGCAGTCCGCGGGCGCGTTCGGCTTCTCGGTCGAGATTTTGGGGATGGTGGCGTTGACCGACACAGACTCGGAGCAGCCGTAATAGTAGTTGCTGCTGCTGGTGGATGTTCCCTTTATCTGCGCCCAATACGTGACGGTCTTGTTGGATGTACCCCTATCGACGTTGAACTCGGCGTAGTTCAATCGGGTGGAGCCGCCCGCCGTAACGTCTTGGTCGTGGCCCGTCCAACTTCCATAGGAGCCGCCCGCATACGCTGAGCACCTGCCGTCGATGAAGCCCGAGTAGCCTCCATCCGAGACGGCCCAGCATTCCACCCTCACCCTGCATACGGTGTTGCTCGTATCTGTTACGACTACCTTGATGTAGGCGTGCATGCCGTAGCGCATGCCCGCGCCTGTTGCGCTGTTGGTGTATGTGCCGGCCATATCACGCCATCCTTACCTGTGTGCGGATAGCCTGACCGAGCATCGAGAACGCCTGCTCGATAGCCGTGTCCGCGTAGATTCCATCTGGGAGGTTGTAGGTATCGCCGCCCGCGTTGTCGCTGATGATCCTCGCCAACCTGGTATCGAGCCATGCGAGGATGGGAGACTGGGCGGCGCTCATGTCGTATGTGATGGTCCCCACGTCCAATTGCTTGGGGTCGATGGTGAAGGTTCTCTCCATGGCAAGGTCCAGAGCATCCTTCTCGTCCTCCACGCCCTCTGCAACACCTAGGGTCATCCAGCGGCCCACCTTGTCCCTGAACACCTTTGAAGGTGAGGCGATGCCTAGGAACGACATAACGCCGTTCAGCGCGTTCTGGGCTGCGCCTATGACCGAGTTCACTAGGTTGCCCGCTGCGTTGGTTACGCCCTGAATGATGCCGTTGATGATGTTGGAGCCGATGGATAGGAACCTGGAGCCGATGTTTCCCAGAGCGGAGATAAGCCTCTGGGGAAGCCCTCTGAACCACGACATAATCTCGGGTGCCTTGCTCTGGATACCCGAGAACAGCCCTCCGAGAAGCTGCAAGCCCGCCGAGAGCATGTTGCCCACGGAGCTAACAACCGTCGATATGAGGCTCGTGACAAGCCCGATAAGGCTTTGAAGGATCTCGGGCGCACGTTGCGCTAGTGCTTGGAGCACCCCGCCGAAGAACTCGATAGCGCCGTTCAGGATAGCGGGAAGGTTCTCGGCCAGAAGGTCCACCAGAGATAGGAGCAAAGTCACGAACGAATCCGTGAGTGTGGGTGCCAGCTCTATCAACGCGTTCCCCATAGCAGCGAGCATCTGCGCCGCCGCGTCCACGAACATGGGAAGGTTCTCCGTCACGGTCAGCACAAGGGCGGAGATTATATCCACCATCGACTGGGACAACGTGGGCATCATGGTTATCAGGCCAGTAACCAAACCCGTGATGATGCCCGTTGCGAGGCTCGTCAACTGCGGCATGATGGTGGGCAAGGCATTGAGCAACCCGTTGCCTATGTTCTCGATTATCGGGGTGATGTTCTCCGCGACCTGACCGATTGCCGAGACGAGGTTCTCCGAGAGCTGGGACAGGTCCGCATCCGAATCAGCCAGACCCACGAGGAAGTTCTGCCATGCGCTTTGCATGGAAGCGACGGAGCCTTGGATGGTGCCTGCGGCCTCCTCCGATGCATAGCCCGCGAAGCCGACTATCTCGGTGTAATCCACCAAAGCGGCCTCGCAGTCGGCTATTGAGTCGATGGAATATTGCACACCGTCGCCCATGGCCGCGTGCCATTCGTTCGCGGAATCGATTACGGACTGCATGCCCTCTTTCGTTCCCGCGATGCCCATGCCCAGATTGTCGAGCATGGTGTAATTGCCGCGCATGACGCCCTCGAACGCCTTGGATACGGCCTCCGAAGAAGCTCCAGTCGCCGAGACGATATCGGCCTGTGCGGTGACGATCCTATCCGAGAGGTCTGCCGCCGCTTGGGAATCCCCGTCAAGAGCCTCGCGCAGACCCACCGCGTAGTAGTTGACCGATTCCAGGTACTCGTTGGTGCTCATCTGCACCGTCTGCCATGCGTTCGCGGCACGCTGCATGACGGACTCGTAAGCGGGGCCGAACATCAACTCGGCTCCGCCCGACAATTGCTCGAAATCGGCGTATGCATCCAGCGCCATCTTGCCGATAGCGCCCGCTGCGGCACCTGCGGCCAGAGCCACGGCACCGACAGCTTTCCCGATAGCGCCGATTCCCGAGGCGAGCTTCGAGCCTATGCCGGATGCCTTGGACTCGACCTCGTCCAGTGCTTTCTTCGCGTCCTCGTTCTCGCCTGTTATCTTTACCTTTACTTCTGCCATCTATTCACCCCCGAACCAGCTTTTCTGTAGCTCAACCAGCTCGGAATCGTCCTCATGCCCCAGAGACCAGCGTTCCCGAAGCTCCTTCCTCACGTCGGAGGGCTTGCGCTTCTCGTCGCTCTCGGTCCATGCCCTGTAGCCCATGATCTGGACCAGCCGTGTATCGGACGGAAGCGACCTCAGGAGGGCTAGGAACCTGTGCCAGTGCATCGAGCAGGACGTGATATCGACCCCGTAGGCCTGTTGGAACGCCCCCACGATGTAATCCCCATCCGAGAGCAGGTCGAGGGTTCTGGGGCCGTCTGAGCGCCCTCTGGGGGTATCGTTGGGCGAGGCGTAGAACTCCAACGCGGCTGGCACCCAGTCGAAGGAGGGTTCGCCGTCTTTGAAGATGCTCGTGAGGAACACCTTCTGTTTCGCGGCCTCCCCCCATGCGAGCCACGTCCTGAAGTCGGTATCGACCTCCGCCCACTCGCCGCCGACACCTATCTGGTGCGGCAGCTCGTGGAATCGGAGATCAACGGACATTCGAGAATCCCTGACGTGTGAGGTTCTGCGCCTTGCTCACGGTGTCGATGAGGCTTTCCAGCTTGGAGAGGTCCAGCGATTCGATGGTATCCATGACCTCCTCCAAAGTGCGGCCCGTGTATGCGGCATGCACCTTGGAATAGGTTGATTGCACCAGCGTCACGTCGGCATCCTTCAAACTGGAGCCGTCCACGGCCTCTGCGAGGACTTCCTTCGGAAGAACCAGCTTCAGAAAGTCGTACATGCCCTTAACGCGCTCCGAGAAGCTACCCGTGACCTCCATGCGCTCTGCAAGAGACATGGTGAGTTTGGGCAGCTCCACGAACCCCTTTCCGATGCGCGTCTCCATGGCCTACTCCGTGAAGGTGATGTTGCCGCCGCTGATCGCGACGGTGCCGGGGGTGGGGTCTCCGTTGAGCTTCAGGCTGTAGGTGTACTTGCCATCGACGGTGTTGAGCGCGGTCGGGGAGATGGTGGCCTTCTTCCAGAGCATGCCCACGGTGGGGTTGCCGCTGGAGTCGGGACGCACGATCAGGCACGGCACCGTAGCTGCGGAACCCACGGGGAACTCCCAGAACAGCTCGTCCACGAACTGGTAGATATCATTGGTGGATTCGAGAACGATCTCCTGGGGCAGCTCGGGGGCATAGCCCGTGGTCTCGGTGGTATCGTTCGCGTCGCAGATGTAGCCGTAGGTCTCCTCGGTGGGGTTCCACGACAGCTCGAAGATGGTGCTAAGGTCGATGGGCTTGTAAGACGCGGTTCCCGAGCCCTTGTTTACGTCGAGGCACGGGATGAACAGGTTGCGGGTAAGCTTCATAGCTTTCTCCAAACAACGTAGCAGGTGAACATGTACTTTGCGCGCATACCGTCGGGGAGCACCTGCGCGAGGAACGGGGTCTCCTCGGATCTCAGCTCGTCGATATATCCCAGAGCCGGCACGTTCGAGGGGAACTGCGAGTTGACCCACTCGCACCATTCCTCGCCCGTTGCCATGGCATCCTCGTTCAGGCCGTCGATTCCCTCGGACCACGGGGCCATCATCACCAAAGAGAAGTCCGTGCGGTACTGGAAGGTGCCGTCGATGTACTCCTCGACGATGTTGGACAGCCCTGTCTGGAGGCATGAGTCCCCGTCCCTCTCCAAGACCGCGTTCAGCCTCAGATTCGGGTCGTAGCCTCTGGCCCATTCGTAGATGCTGCTCGTGACGCTATCGGCCATCTATGATCCCCTCCGCCTCCATCACTACCTCCTTGGCACCCGCATCCGAGTAGGCTTCCGCCCATTCGGATGTTGCCTTCGGGTGGAGCGAGCGGTTGAAGTTCGCGCGCTTGTTGTAATAGACGTATGACGCATAGGAGGTGCCGCCGCCCGTCTGCGTGGCGTCGTAGATGACGGCCGGCCCCTCCACATGCGCCGTCATGGATAGCTGGCCCGTCGCCATGGGGACATAGGGAGTCATGCCCCGCATGGCGGCGGTTGCCAATCTGGTGAGGTCGGCGTGGGTGAACGTGATCCTCCTGTAGGCATCCCCGAAGGAGGTCTCGATGTTCAGTCCGATCATCTGGCCTCCACGATCAGCACGGAGGCGTATCGCGTGAGGTTGCCGGATATCCCCGACAAACCCCCGCGCCTGTCGGATACCGATGTGATGCGCCTCGACCCCTCGGGAAGAGCCTGCATGAGGCCTCGGGTGTCCCCCGTATAGGAGAATATGCCCCTGACGAGCCAATCGCCCACGTTGGCCCTTGCAAGCCCCTGGTCCTCTGGGATCTGTACCACCAGCACGGGGTCTTTGGATATCTGGCCTTCCGAAGAGATATCGGAGGGGATATCCTCGACCCAGTTGCAGCGGGGATAGGTTGCAGAGGTCCAATCCTCCCCAACCCTGCTGACAACCGTCACCGGTTCGGTAAGGCGCTTCTCCACATCGATATTCATGCTAATTCGCCTCGTTGTACCTGACGCATGCGGACATGAGCTCCACGGGGAGCACGTCCACGCAGAAGCCGTAGCACGCATGCAGAGGGGCGTTGAGGAGGGGTTCCGCGAACGTGAACGAGTCCCTGCCGTTCGAGAAATGCGACACGGGGGAGCCTCCTTCTGCATCCGAGATGCTCTGGTAATCGTCCACCAGACGCTTCACGCACCGCTTCACCTTGTCGGCCCACTGGGACCAATCCACGGTTTGCAGCCTGTTCAGCGTCCAGAGGTCCAGATACATCTCGGCCCACGCCTCGCGGTCCGAGAACTCCTGCTGGTCCAGCTCCCCGCCCATGGCGAGGTATTCGCTGAATTCGAGGTACATCTTAGGAGTGCAGCGCCGTGAACGCGTGCGGGTCGATGACCGCCCAGCTGTAGTAGATCTCGGTGCGGAGCGCGAGCTGGTTGTTCCTGCGGAGGTCGCCCAGACCGTCGGGGTCGCCGTAGCGGATGACCTCGACGCCGATGTTGCGCACGATGCCCCACTTGACCATGGAGAAATCGCCCGCGAGCGCGAGGAGGTTGGTGCCCCACGTGCTGTTGGCGCCGGCGACGCGGCGGCCCTGGACGGTGCCGCTCACGGCTGCTGCGAGGCCGCCCACGGTGGAGGTGTCGGCGGGGTTGAGCGAGATCTCGGGGAACATGCGGTAGCCGTCCGCGTTGCGCTCCTTGCGGAGGGTGTTCGCGTAGGTGGTGGCGAGGGCGATGCCGTTGGGCACGAATCCGGCAGCGATGATCGCGTCGGGGAGGGTGTCCACGTCTGCAACCGCGTCGGTCGTGGCGGTCTGCTGGTTGGCGGCGGTGCGGAGGGCCGTCATGCCGGTGACGGCGGTTCCCTGAAGCGGGGAGACGCCGTGGATGATGCCGTAGTCGAGCGCACGCGCGCCTGCGAGAGCCATCTTGTCGGTGATGGTGGAGATGATGCCGAGCATGGCGTCCTGGTCGGCGATCTGCACCTCGTCGTTCATGCGGACGGTGGTGACGGCCTTGTGGGTCTCCGCGATGACGGGGGCCATAGCGCCCATGCCGGCGGACTTCTGAGCGCCCTCTGCCACGAACTCGGACTCGGGGTCCTGCGTGAAGACGGTGTACTGCGAATTCAGGAACACCTGCGGGACAGAGGGGGAGAGCTTCGCGATTACGGACTCGTCGGAGATCTTGGAGATGATGGGCGTGACCAGCTCGTTCGGGAGCTGGAGCGTGGTGGTGGAGATAGCGGGCATTTGCGCCTCCTTGTGGAGGGCGGCACCCCTTTACTGTTGGAAGAGCTGCTTGGCGAATTCCAGGAGCGCCGCCGAATCGTTCTCGTCGTTCGGGATTCCTGCGCTCGGCTTCTGCTGCGGGTTGGCCCAGAGGTTGTCGCTGTCGGCCGTGAGGCTGCTCACGATATCCTCGACCTTCATATCGGGGTTCGAGGAATGCATCGTGTACGCCTTCTCGAAGATGGACTCGCGGGTGGGGTCGTTCACAAAGGTTTTCCCGCCCAGAGCTTGGTCGAAGTCTGCTTGAAATACGGCACGCTTCTTGGTGTCCTCTTCGGCCTTCGCCCTGTCCTCCTCGGCCTTGCGGAACCGCTCGACCTGCTCTTTGAGCTGTTGGATTGTGTCTGCATCACCCTTGGATGCCTCCACGCTCTTGGACAGCTCGTCGACCTGCTGCGCAAGGCTCTGGATGCGGTTGACCTTCTCGGATAGCTCGTTCCTCGTTGCGTAGTTCTCACGCACGCCCTTATCCAGAGCTTCGAGCTGCTCGTCGGTCAATCCCAAACCGAGATCCTGCGCGATCTGCCGAACGTTCTTCATCCCTGCACCTGTCCTCTCGGGGTTTTTTCGGTGCTCCCAGCACCAGCAGCGGACGGGGTTTGCGGCACCCCATAACCTTAGGCACCTTAGATGTTAGTCGAACATACGTTCTATATCAATCTTATAGAGGGTTTATGCAAGCCTGCCGACCGTGAGACGTTCGGGGAACGGCCTCAGACCAGCGGCCTCGCACCCCTCACGATAGGTCTTGGAGGCTTTCCTAGCCTCCCTGCGCCACGATAGCGCCCCTTCCCTATCGCCGACCGATTCGCACACCTGAGCGGCCATCTTGCGCTTCCTGACGCTCCTCTCCATGGAGCGTTGCCACTGGGATGCCTCGTAGCGGGTCATATCCCTTCCATCCACACGCACGGTCTCATTCGAAAGCCTGTCCATCTGGGCGAGGTCGGAGCGTGAGTAGGTTGGTTCGGAATCGTGCCAGCACGGGGTCATGATGTGCCGGCAGTTGTATTTGCCCAGAGGTCTTTGCAAGGTTGATTGGATGGTTTGGAACTCGTCTAGGGTGTATATCCTGCCTTGGAACGGTTGGTGGTCGGGTGCGCACAATCCATGGGCCGATACCTCCACGGCATCCATCCCCACCTTCCTGCCCAATCTATCCCGATAGTCCTGCATGGTGTCGTGCCACGTATCCCAGACACGTTGCCGAACCCATCCGTACAGCTCATAGCTTCTGCCGTTATCTTGGATGCGGATACCTCCCGAGCGGGCTATCGTGTCGGCAACCTTCCTCGTGGCCTTGCGTATGTCCCCGCCCTCTGTGACCATCCTATGTGCATCGGACATGAGCGTTTCCAGCATCGATTGGAAGGGCTTGTATCCATCCTTGGATTCCATCCTCAATATGGATTGGTCGATGGTCGCCCACGTGCGCCTCAGCTCATCCGTTCTGGCATCGATGATCCTGCGCATGGATGAATCCCCGAGCCATCCCTCGTAGTTCGCAACCTTCTCGGCCCATGCATCGTTTGCGTTCGCGCATTTCTCGGCGGGGGATGGAAGTGCAAGCAATCCTTTGACAAGCTTCTCGGTGTCGTGGGTTATCTCCGAGACGCCTTTGGCAACGTCGGTCTGGGTGTAGCCGTCCACGGCATCCACCCCGTGCTTCGCCATGTCTTGGAGAACGGTGTCCTCGTAGGCCGATTCCAGCCGCTCGAACTCCAATGACGCATCGTCCATGTCGAAGGGGTCATTCCTCACCGATGATGCTCACGTTTCCCTCTGCGATCTCCTGAAGCCTGATCTTGGCGATCTCGGGGGACTCCCCCAGAACCTTGGTCCTGTAGTCGAACGCATCCGTAGCCCCGATGGTGAAGCCCGCAACGATAGCCTCTCTGGTGTCGTTCATGGTCTCGATGTAATCGTCCGACCAACTGTGGGTGTGGGTGTAGGTTCCCGTTGGCTGCCCGTAGTAGTTGAGCAGCATATCCCATGCGTAGACCATCTCGTCTATCAGCTTGTCGGCCTCGTCCCTCGCACGCTCGATGAACGCCTGCGTGTTGCGGGTGGACTTCCTAACCGAATCGACGTTCTGGTAGTTGGAATCTGGAGGGTTGCTGATGATGCCGGAGTCCACGCCGATGCACTTCTCCAGCTCCTTCTTCGCAAGGTCCAGCGCGTCGATGTAGGGTTGCGCTTGGATCGTGGGCGAATAGGTCTGGATGGACTCGGAATCGACCGAGCCTCCCCTAGTGAGCATGAACATCCTCTCCTTCGAGCGGGGAAGGGTCAGCTGGCCCTTGCTGTCCTTAACGAACATGCTCTTGGATGCGAACACCGCTTTCTCCGACAGCTCGAACTCGTTGTGGAGCTGGTCCAGAAGGTAGTGGATCTCCTTGATGTGCTGGGATGCGCCGTAGCACAGGGGAACGCCGTATGCGTTGTTCGGGTGGGATTTATCGACTTGGAAGCACTTGTAACGTCCTACCAAAAGCCTGTCCACGTTGGGGACCATCCACTCGCGCTCGTAGATCTGCCACTCGGGGAACTTCGACCAGTCCTTGTAGATACCGCCGTTCTTCACAAGTCGGGTGGAGTACCTGCACCCTTCATCTTCCAGAGATATAACCTGGATGAGCTGGTAGGTTGTAAGGTCCTCTTTGCGCTCGTCGATGATGTAGGCTGCCGATACCGGCTCGCCTGCCATGGTGGAACCTATGACGAAGTTGGGTCTGGAGATAACCACGTTCCTAAAGCCCTTGCCCGTCCACACTGGCACCACGAGGCAATCGCCCGACACGAACGCAAGGCTCATGGCCTTCTCCAGGTCGCCGCGCATGAAGTTCCTAGCAGCGGTTGCCATCTGCCGCGCCCTGTCGGATTCTCCAGATACGGTGATCTCGGCTCCCCAGCATGCGAGGTTTGTGAGGGTGTCCGCAACCGACCCTTCAATTGAGAAGGTGTCCGATTGCTTTGTCCAATCCGTTACCCTCTGCGACCTCCTGCCCCTCTGCGCGCTCCTCTTGGATACCTTCTTCGCCACATCCTCCAACGCGGTCAGCATGCCATCGATGAAGTCCATTTAATCCCCCTCGTAAGCGTCGTAGGCCGATGCCTGCCTGATTACCCGATTCAGCGCATAGATGGTAGCCATCGTGCAATCCTCGCCCAGATCGGGATACCTCGACGAGAACCCTCCCTTTACCCGTTCGAATTCGAGTGTACGCAGCTCTTTGGCTAAATTGGGCGTTCTGGAGGGGTCTACAACTATCCTCGACCTCTGCCGTAGCCATTCCCAACTGAACGACCTGCCCCCGCCCTTCCAGCGTTTCACCGCCTTTATAGCATCCCAGTCCCAATCGAGCATTTCCTCGATCCTGTCGGGCTCGGCGGAATCGCACACGGTCTCGCGGTACTTGTACTGGTCGATGCCTTTGAGGAAGTCGCTCAATTTGGCATGTACCTGCACATGCTCGAAGAACGGTGTGACTGTATCCGTCTCAGGGTTGTAATGCACTCGGATGAACGCCATGGGGTGCTCGTACCCGAAGTCCAATCCCTGATAGCAGGTTTGCTCCATATCCTTTACCTGCTCGTCGGTGATGGTCTGCTCGACAACGTTGGCGAACAGCTCGCCGCCTACCCCCGTGACCTCTCCGAGATAGTTGTTCCTGTACCACTCGGGTTTCTCCTTTGCGGCCTTCTCCGCTCTGAGGAAGAAGCCCTCGCCCAGCCATTCCCTAGGAACGTTGGTGTAGCAGAAGTCGAATATTGCAACGTCGGGGTCTGAGATGTGCTCCGCAACCCACTCGTTCATGAAGTTGTTTTTCGAAGGGGGTGGGTTGAACACCTTCAACCTCAACTGGCGTGCGCCCTCGTATCCGTTGCTTCTCAGGAAGGTGTCGGCCGCAGAGTCCATCTGCTCGTTGCCGAGCATCTCGTCCGCCTCTTCGAACACGAGGAGCTTCACGTACCCAGTCTCGGGCGAGAACGATTTCAACTGCTCCGCATTGTCGAAGCCGAAGAAGTACGCCGATGTTCCATTCGGCTTGTACGTGCATCTGGGCGGTGATTTGAGGATATCCCAATCGTCTATGTTCCCGTTGGCCTCTATCACCTTTATGAACGTGGTGTAGACGCTGTCCTTCAAGTCGGACTTGAACCTTCTGCCAAATACCACGTTCGCATTTCTGTCCTGCATCATGGTCTCGTATGCAAGCTCCGATGCGAACGATGATTTGATGCCGCCTCGCCCGCCTTTGAACACCATGTCCAGAAGGTCGGCGGAGCCGTCGTAGAAGCTGT